CGTGTGCCTGTCCTGATCCGAGCCAATACCGTAGACATCAAACAAGTAATCGGCCGTCTCTTTTACAAACCTCTCGCGGTTAAATAAAGCCGGGTTGTCTGCCCACTCGGCAAACGGAACTCTGATCTTTACCTTTTCCGGCAGAGGAATGCCCGTGTTCTCTCCCTTTGTGCCGTGTACTAAGTGAACTTCAGGTGGATATTTCCGCTGCATTTTCTAGCCTCGCTTTCTGTCCGGTGAATTCTTCCCATCGCTTGACGATGACATCGCAGTATTTTGGGTCTAGTTCCATCAATCTAGCGCACCTTCCTTGCATTTCAGCAGATATTATGGTTGTTCCAGAACCGCCAAACAAATCTAAAACAATGTCATTTTTGTTTGTTGATGTCAGTATTGCTCCGTCAACCACTTTGATTGGTTTTGCTGTTGGATGTTGATAACCTCCCTCGCTCTCTTTGGCTTTGTTTACCACCCAAACATCTCTGTTGAAATCTCCTTCATATTTGCGAACTGCAAACTTTCCTGTTTTTGATCCATAAAAGATTGGGTCATAATTGTAAAAAAAGTCTCCACCACCTGCCCCGTGCCCATCTGGTCTATACCAAATCAATAATCTTGAGTTCATCAAATAATTATTAACAATGGCAGACATCTTCCATAACCATTTGACTCCAAAATATATGTAAAAAGGTGAGTCTTCTTTGGAATAGATACTTGCAACAGAAAGCCAGCCAGTATGGAGAGATTCAAATTCACTCTCGTCTAAATCTTCTCCTGCGTAATTTTTACCAACATTATATGGAGGGTCAGTAATTACGGCATCTGCCTTCTGCCCATCCATCAGCTTCTCAACCGCATCCACGCTCGTACTATCGCCGCACATCAATCGGTGCTTTCCTAGTATCCAGATGTCTCCGAGCTTTGTAATAGGATCCGGTGGAGGCTCAGGGACAGCATCCTCGTCGGTCAATCCTTCGTTTACAACCTCCGGTTTAAGTGCGCTTATTTCCTCTTCACCAAAGCCAGTAAGACTTAAGTCTAATCCCTCAAGCTCCAACTCCTCCAACTCCAGACTAAGTAGCTCGTTGTCCCATCCGGCATTCAGGGCTAATTTGTTGTCAGCAATGATGAGAGCCTTCTTCTGAATCTCGGTTAGGTGCGACAGTTCTATTGCCGGGATTTCCTCAAGGCCTAAACGCATCGCGGCCTTTAGCCTGCCGTGGCCAGCAATGATTCCTTTCTCGCCGTCAATCAGGATCGGGTTGGTCCAACCGAATTCTTTTATCGACGCAGCGATCTGCGCGATCTGCTCGTCTGAGTGCGTTCGGGAATTCCTTGCGTAAGGGGTGAGATCCCCCACGCGAGTCATGACGACTGAGGGAATTCCCTGTTTTTTTGTCCTACCCATCCTGTTTTATCCCTTTGCAGAAAGTTAAGGCCGCGCTTGCTCTTCCCTACGTCCTAATTTTTTTAAGTCATTCTCAAAGATTATAACGGGATGATTTCGCCGCGGGTGTAATCGTGCGCTTCGCCCTGCTTTTCAAGGGCTGTTTTGATGGAGTGGCACTCGTGGCAGAGGCTTTGGAACCTATTGCCCATCCACTTATCTTTGTCTTGCTTGTGCGGGATGATGTGGTCAACGTGATGGGCTGGTGCGATCTTTCCTAAAGACTGACATCGAGCGCAGATCGGGTGTTTTGATAGCTGAATCTGTCTAAATTGCTTCCACTGCTTTGTGTTGTACAGCTTATTGAATGATCGTCTGGTTTCTGTAAGTGAACCGCCGTGGTCATTGCAGAATGTTGAGCCGTTGACCTTTGGATTCTTGCAACCGAGTTCTCGACAGGTTGTTTGCTTCGGTGTTCGCGGCATCTTTATATCCTGATGCGTATGCTGCTCGTGCTACAGACTGAGCCTTTTGTAGGGTGGGGAATGGTCCCTTGCTTCCCCAATACCATCCCTTTGTTGTCTTTTTGTAGGGCATTACTTGAGGAATCTAAGTTTGTAGAGTGTTGACTGCATGAGCGCAACGATCTCGTCGACACTGTTCTGAATGGCTGAGTCATCACCCATTGAGCTTCGGTAAACCCTTACATACTCAAGCATGTACTCAATCTCACCTATTGCTGTTTGCTCTGGTGGTCTGTACTCGACAGGGTAATTAAGAATCTTAGCTTCCAGACCTTGATACTGCTCGACCACTGCATCTACTAAGTCACCGAGGTCATCGTAGTAAGAGCCTAGAGCTTTGTGCTCGGCATACGACTTAGACTGTAGGTGCAGGATGTGTGCGTTGGTGACACCGTGGAGTAGGCACATAATGAATTCGCCCGGAGACTTAGCCGGACGTTCAGCTCGCAAGGCTTCCAGAAAGTGCTTTTTCATTGTGTTGCCTAAAAAAATGCCCTCATTGCGAGGGCTAACCAACAAGGAGGAGGTCCGAAATCATTGTAATTCGCTCAATGTTTGGAATCAAGGTCCTTTTTGAACGCTTCGATTGACTTGAGTAACTCTTTACTTTTCTCTTCTAGTTCAGCCGACATTTCTTCTATTTCTTCTAATTGAAGCTCAATTTTGTCCCAATCCGTAAGATCCTGAGTCAGACTGTTCACATACGCTTGCTTTGCTGCTTTCTTGAGATCCATTGTTTATCCTTTCTATTTCGCGGTTGATATACCAGACTGCTTTCTTTAGATCCTCGGTTGCATCTTTGGACTTTAGACCAGCCCGAAGGATGTATTTCACTGCATTGCCTAAGCAGAAATTCATGTGCTCGGTAATCTCAATTACTTCAATGCCCGATGGGTGAGATTTGTAGTGCTTTGGGTTTATTGGGTCGCTCACAGTAATTCCTTTATATGCTCGGGAACCTTTGGTAGCGGAGCCCACGCTACGGCCCAATCTGACCAGTGACCGATGACACAAACTCCACCGGGATTTAATAGAAGCATCTTAGAACCTAGCGGTGGTGTCTTGTCTTTGGGTGTCATCCAGACCGTATGACCTGCGGTGTAGTCTTTCATTTTTTGAAGTAGTACCACGCCCACGCTCCGTGTCTACCCTCCGTCCATTTATACCGAGTCTCCCTATCAACAAGACCTTTTGCCATCAGCGCTTTTAGGTGCTTTCTTGCGCCTTCAGTGGTGCAGCCGAAATGCTTTGATAACTCTATGAGCGAGTAAGGCTGTGTTAGATGGTTAAGGTAGATCTTCTCGGTTTTGGTCAGCGGTTTGTGTTTACGGAGAATCTGTTTCACCAACCACTTGACTTGCTCTGTGTGATGAACAAGCCCGAGGTTATGCGCCATTCTTTGGATTTCAGCGCCGTTCATTGCTCACCCCTTGAATTCATCAAAACACTTCTTGCACACCCACGCCCATCGCATAGCTTTCCGGTAACCGCAGTGTTCGCACCACATCATTGCTCACCCCTTGCTCTGATGGCTTCGGCGCAGTCTTGCGCCTCGTGGTTGTAGAAGGTTTCACACACCTTTGCACACGCCTCACGCTCGTCTGCGGCTACAAGTGTGGCGAATTGCTCTAAATCCTTGTGCGTAAAAGCATAAAGCCCATACGCAGTTTTTGTCATCATCAGCAGGGTTTCCCACGGCTTGCGTATGCCCTCTTGTATAGCAAGTTCGTCAAGTCCGATGTGGTTAGTCATGTGTTCTTCTCCTTAAAAGCCTGCTCAAGAACCCTTGCTACATCAAGCCAACCACCACCCTCAAGCACATTATCAATTGCTTGCCATACTTCCTGATCTGTCAAACTGACCCATTGCTTCTTTGGTGGTGCGGTGTAAAGAGGTGATCGACCTTCGCCAGCAGATTTGTAAATGGTTCCACACCCTACTGCATCGAAATGCTCACGCACCTCGTCGATCTTTACCCAGCCCTCTACTGCGTTCCAGTATTCAAACGGCTCTGTCTCCAGTGCTTTGCGAAGCTCCGCAGCATAAAGTTTTGCACCAACCTTAATTTCACTTGCGTCGTCCCATGCGACACAAGGTCTACCGTTTGCTTCAATC